GGTCCTTCATGCCCGCAGGACATGACGCCCCCAATTCAGGTTATGAGCCGGAGAGGCGTTCTCCGCGTAGTCACGGCGCGCTTACAGGTACGATGCCCGCAAGGCACCCCTCGGCCGACGCGCCTTACAAGTATCGGCCTCAATTTCTTATGAGAACCAAATCAAGGGTAAATTCGGCTGGTGTCTACACCAAGCCCGCGCTCAGGAAGCGCCTGTTCCAGCGGATCAAGTCGGGCACCAAGGGTGGACGAGCCGGTCAATGGAGCGCCATCAAAGCCATGCGTCTGGCGAGTGCCTACAAGAAGGCGGGAGGAGGCTATCGTAATTAACCATGAAAAAGCCTCAATTGGATCTCCAGAAGTGGATGGGTGAGAAATGGCGGACAAACTCCGGAAAACCCTCCCTAAAGACGGGGGAGCGCTTCCTCCCCAGCGCGGCATGGGATGCCTTAAGTCCTGCGGAGAAAGCGGCGACAAACGCCGCAAAACGTAAGGGGATGAAGGCGGGCAAGCAGTTCGTACCCCAGCCGAAGAAGATCGCGGAAAAGACCAGCAAGTACCGTTAAACCTAAACCTAAATAGTCATGCCATTCACCTCTGCCAAACAACGTTCTTACCTGTGGGCCAAGGAGCCTGCTGTTGCTAAGCGTTGGACCAAAAAGTACGGTTCCAAGATTCGCCCCAAGAAGAAGAAGTGAGCTAGCCACTTCATGGCCCGAGCGGGGTTATTTTGTCCCCTAAATGACCAATACCCCTAGCCAATCACCCCGCAATCCAAACCCCCATGATCGTTGGGTTGCTCCAGAACACGCTCGTTTCGCCCGCAGCATGAGGAGAGATTACATCCGAGATGACTTCGGCAGACCGATTCGTCCCTTGAAAAGAGAGTTGTTAGTCGATAATAGACCGCTAGTTATGAAAGAAGCCAAAGATATTTCAAAAAAGTAGTTGATTTCTGCATCCGCTATGGTACCTTGATCGTAGTTAGGATGCGTTGTAGCAGACGCGAGTGAATTTCAGTTAGAGAAAGTGAAATCCGGTCGTGCCTGCTACCACGCCCGGATTTTTCTTTTTGTATCTCAGAGCCCCCCAGTTGGAAACAAGAAGAGCCCAGCCACGCTGCCTGAACAAGGCTCGTCTCTGGGGATCGGTGGCAGGGAGCGTCGAACGCCTAAACTCCAACCCTGCCTAATATGTGGCCGCAAGGCCTGAGGACTGGTCGCACACCCCCCTGCTGAAGTATTGGAACAAGCCGAGCAGTAGCGACTGGAAGTACACGGATACCTCGCCTCTCGTTATACAGAGTCGATTCCATAAACGCCTCATCCCTAACAAGGGGTGAGGTGTAGCCGTTTGCCTACATCGTTACCAGAGTAGGTTCCAAGCCGCGAGGGGTCAACCCATTCAAGGGTTGACAAGGCAATGAAAATGTGAATACCGCTATGTACTAAATCCTAACCACTTGTTAATAAGTGGGGTGGTTTTGTAACAAATCATGATCAATACCAATACCCCTGAGAAGACGGGGATCAGGAGATTGTTTTGGGATATTGAGACTTCTCCTAACGTGGTCTTCTGCTGGAGGGCTGGGATGGATAACAACATAAGTCACGACAACATCCTCCATGAAAGAAAGATCATCTGTATTGGGTACATGTGGGAGGGAGACAAGAAGGCATCGGTTCTTAGATGGGATAAGGATCAGGATGACAAGGCTATGCTTGAGCGTTTTCTTCTGGTGGCGAACGAAGCTGATGAGCTTGTCGCCCACTATGGGGATAGGTTTGATCTCCCATGGTTACGGACGAGGTGCCTCTACCACGGACTCCCTCCCTTGCCCAAGTACAAGACAATTGACACGAAGGCCTGGGCCTCAAAGCACTTTTACTTTAACTCCAACAAACTCGATTACATCGGCAGCTTCCTCGGTTTCGGTCATAAGCTCGACACGCATTTCGACCTTTGGAAGAAGATCGTTCTTCAAAAATGCGGAAGGTCGTTGGACTACATGTGCAAGTACTGCGGCAGAGACGTTGAGTTACTGGCGAAAGTCTACGAGAAATTGAGGTTGCATGTGGCGGCAAAGACCCATGCCGGAGTGGCTTTGGGGAATGAGACTTGGACTTGCTCCCATTGCGGATCGGAGGATGTCAAGAAGTCGAAAACGGTGTACTCGGCTGCTGGTACGGTGAAGCACCAGATGCGCTGCAATTCCTGCCACGGATATTACTCCATCTCTCAAACGGCCAAGAAAGGCTATGATGAATCCATGAAGAAGAAGAAAAAGAACGGTAGCTGCAAATAACCATGTCCGACGAAGAGAAGGATAACATCGTCATCAGGAAACTGGTGCCGAACGCCATAGTTGTTCCAGTCGATGGAAGGGAGGTGATTGTCCCTACCGATAGGGGTGAGAACGCCCGCATGAATATGATGGTGGCCTCCGTGATGAGGTCGCTGCTGATGGAGAACATCAAGAACTACAAGGACAAGGAGGTCACTTTGACGCCAAAGGAGCTGGCGGATCTGGCCAAAGCCCTGAAGGACATCAATTCAGCCTCCCTTGAGATTTACGCCGCCGCCGAAAGCAAGGCCAACCCGCTGGAAGGAATCAAGGTTGCCGATCCATCCCACGCCTCCAAGCCTCTTTCCTTTGACAAGATCAAGAAGCCAACCATCGAAGTAAAAGCTGACAATGAATCAGGATAAAGTATTGAATCTAGGCGTTAAGGATCTTCTTCCTGCTTTTGAGAAGAATCCTCCGACGGAACCCCGCTTCTACCATTTCATGGTATCCGCCAAGAACTTCCACGAAGCTGACATCATCATTTACAAGCAGGATGGAAAACCTGATTACGTCATCAAGGACCGGTTTGGTCGCCTTGAAAAGAAGGCATGACGATTGACCACGCCAAGGAGCTTAACCGGCTCTGCGCGGATGGCCTTTGGATGGCCGCCGGAACGAGGATCTGCCAGATCCTAGAGACGGACCATGTCGTGTCTAACAACGCCGAGGGACTTAAGGTGGTGCAGGACCTCCTCCAGCATCTGCTGGATAGCGAGATGTACCTTGAGGCGGCAACCCTCCAATGGGGTCCGGAGCAATTCAACACGGAGCCGGAATCAACCGTGCGTGTCTTCAAGGCCATGCAGGAAGGTTCCACCGTTCTACTCATGGGCGCTTCGTCGATGAGTAAGTGTCTCCATCCGGACACGCCCGTAATCATGTTCGATGGATCCGTTAAAATCGCCAAAGAGGTAAAGGTTGGCGATCAACTGATGGGTGACGACTCAACACCACGAAAGGTCCTTGTCGCCAATCCCGGATTCGGGCCGATGTACCGAATTACCCCTGAACGTGGAGAGCCTTGGGAATGCAACGATGCCCATATCCTTTCGTTAAGGGTATCTGCCCATAAGAAATGCGGCTCAGGATGCCTTAGTAAGAAATGGAGGAAGGGAGATGTAATTGACATCCCGATCAAGGAATACTTGGAACTTTCCAAGGATAAGAAGAACCTCCTCAAGCAATTCCATGTCGGAGTGGAGTTTGAGGAGAAACCACTTCCATTTGATCCTTACATCTACGGAGCTTGGATAGGCGATGGAGGATTTGATGTGCCCGCCCTCCATACTCCCGATGGCCCCATGGCCAAGCGTTGGGTGGAGTACTTTCAGGCCCTAGGCTACCGAATCTGGTCGGGATATCATGATAAGTGTCCAATGTGGGCGGCGAGATGGCCTGAAAACGGGAAAAACCCGTTTCTGGACTTCATCAGAACCAGCAGGATCAATGGGGAAAAAACTATCCTGAATGACTACTTGGTCAACTCAAGGGAGAACCGGCTTAAGCTTCTTGCCGGTCTTATCGACTCGGATGGATGGGTCTCCTGCAAAACATCCTACCAATTCGTCACTAAGCATGAGGCTTTGGCTAATCAGGTGATGCGTTTGGCCCGTTCATTGGGGTACGCTTCCACGGTAACGCCGCGAGTCCACAGGATCAAATCCATCGGTTTTTCCGGAACCTACTTCCATGTTGGAATATCGGGGGTTGGAATAACTGAAATCCCGACTTTGGAAAAACATGCCTTGGAGCCGAAAACAAAGAAAAACCTTTGTAACACAGGATTCAAGGTGGAGCCCATCGGCGACGGAAAGTATTACGGATTTGTCATCGACGGAAACCATCGGTTCCTGCTGGGCGATTTTACGGTAACCCATAATACGTATGCCGCTGGCGCATACATGCTTTTGGATTACTTGCGCGATCCATTCTACACCACCGTCAAACTAGCCGCCGTCAATGAAGATCATCTCCGAAAAAACCTTTTTGCCCACGTTGTTAATCTCTACCGCTCTTGCGCTATTCCTAGCGCGTACGAGATCACCGTACAGGATTCGACTTTGTGGATGGGAGTCAAAGCCGCCGGTTATGGCTTTGGCATCTCCGGAATTGCATTTAAGCAATCCCAAGAAACGTCCGGTCAGTTCAAAGGGTACAAGGCGCAACCGGTGCGGAAAAAGAAGCACGAGAAGTTCGGCTACCTGTCCCGATTGCGGGTGCTCGGCGACGAAGGGCAAAACTGGCCGAACGGGCCGTTCAAGGACTTCAACTCGCTCATCGCGTCCAAATCCGGCACGGAGCTCATCAAGATCGCCGTAGCCTTCAATCCCGAGTCTTCCTCCGTCCATGTGGTGCAACTGGCGGAACCGGAGCATGGCTGGTCCGTGGATGACATGGATCGCCTGTACGACTGGAGTTCCAAGGCGGGTTGGCGCGTTTGCCGGTTGGATGCGGCGCTATCGGAGAACGTCAAGCAACGGGTTGTAGTCTACCCTGGCCTTCAAACTTACGAAGGTTTCATCTCCTATCTGAAGGCGGGAGGAGATAACTCACCAAACTACTCCTGCTTTGCCCGTGGCTGGCCCCCGATGAAGGGCGATGTCAACACGATAATCCCGCCTCAATGGCCGCAGGAAGCAAGGGGAGAAGCGACCTTCATCGAGAACCCAGAAGTATTTGCCTCCGTAGACTTGGCATTCATGGGCAAGGACTCCGCCCAGATGGCGATAGGAAGATGGGGTCTGGCATCCGGCTGGGAGGACCATATGGGCCGTTTCCAACCCTTCAAAGACAGGCTTAACTCCGCCAAGGACAAGCCCCGCCACGTTCTCCAGATAGACCAGCTGATCCCATTGGAGAAGCACGATAACACGGTCAAGATGGCGGAAGAGATCATGGGTCGCTGCAAGATGCTGCAAATAGATCCAGATCATGTCGCCGTGGACAAAACGGGCTATGGTTTCGGAACTTGGTCCCACCTCTGCAAGGTATGGGGAGAAGTACTAGGAATCGCTTGGAACGAAAAGGCTTCCGAGTTAAAGATCTTAGCTGAAGACCAGAACGGAGCCGACAAACAATGCGATGGGCTCATGTCCGAGATGTGGTGGGCTTTCCGACGCTGGTTGGATCCGTCCTGCCGCGCCATCCTGATCAATCCCATCATCCCTCCTCAACCTCTCCATACCCAGCTAACCAGCAGGCGTTACAGGACGGGGGCAAAGGGAATCAAGGTAGAAGCCAAGGAGGAGTACAAGTCCCGCAACCAGAACTCTCCTGACGAGGCTGATGCCGTCATCATGCTAGTGCACATGATCCGCCAAACGTCGGACGTAATCCCTGGCTTGGTGGAGCACCAGATCAACCGCCCTGAGTCCGGTCAATCTAACATCAAGCTTTATTCCATGAAGAGCTACGTCAACGTGGAAGCGGACGACTCAATCTCAATCGACGGAGCCGATGAATCTTAAGCTAAGAGAAGAGATTCGGGAAAGCCTGAAGCCAAAGCCGTTTGTTCCGTGGAAACCGGAACATATCCAGATAAAGCATAACTCCATGCGGCAACCATTTGGAGGACATCACTTTGAAGACAGGTCCGTGATGTTCAAAGCCGAATCCTTTGATGAGCTAGTGGAGAAAATTCGTGATTTCCGAATAGCGAACGGAATTAAAATTGGAAACCCAAAGGAGGAAGTTCTGATCTACTACGCCAAAAACTGGCCATGGTTGGTCGAGGAGGATAAATGTCCGCCAAAAGAGCGACCGAATGAGCGGTACGATATATGGAGAGACTTCATCTTTGGAATGAAAAAGACTCCAATTCGGAAGTACGCCAATGACAAGGAGATGCGTACAAGATACGAAGTATGCGAAAAATGCAAGTTTCGGAAAAAGGTAACTCCGAGAGACAAGGATGAGTTTCAAGCTTTGAAACAAAAAGTGTTCGTATTTTGCAGGGGTTCAATGGTTTGTGGAATGGATCAATTCTGCGACTTGCATCAGGCGCCGATTCCTGTACTATTGGCCGCAGAAACAACAAAGGATCTGGTTCCCCCGAAAGACGGAAACGGATCTGCCGAATGTTGGATCAAATCGGTTCCTTAATTCTCTTTTGGCTGGCGCTTAAAACGTGGTAAGGTCTTGGCAGTGGGGTGAGTGTTTGTCATCCCGTGGCCCGCAAGGGCACGAAGTCTTTCCTTACCGTGGGTATACTGCCTAAGTCCCACCAGCCTCCCTTTTATTCCATGAATGTATTGATCGGTTGCGAGTATAGCGGTGTCGTCCGCTCGGCATTTCGTAAGCTTGGCCATGACGCATGGTCCTGCGACTTGCTGCCGTCCGACGACCAAAGTGAATTTCATTACCAAGGCGATGTGTTTGAAGCCATCAACCGTCGTTCGTGGGATCTTGCCATTTTCCATCCTCCATGCACACATCTTGCGGTATCCGGAGCCTGCTGGTTCAAAAACAAACAGAAGGAGCAGGTTGAAGCCTTGGAGTTTGTCCGCAGGCTATTGGATGCGCCGATACCCCGCATTGCTTTGGAGAATCCAGTATCTATCATTTCCAGCCGTATCAGGAAGCCATCCCAGATCATCCAGCCCTACGAGTTTGGCCATGACGCCTCCAAGCGCACTTGCCTGTGGTTAAAGAACCTGCCGCTGCTGAAACCAACTCAATACGTCGAACCCAAGATCACGACCTACAAGGGTAAAGAGGTTAAGAGATGGGGCAATCAAACGCCGCAAGGATCCAACAAACTCGGCCCGTCAGAGGATCGCTGGAAGCTACGCTCCACCACTTTTCAAGGCATCGCCGATGCCATGGCATCCCAATGGGGCTGCCTCTAAGACTTAGACCCAAACACAAATGGACGCATCAGAACTAAATCGTAGGCTCATCGACAGATCACAGGAGGTGTGCTCGCATCTCCTTCCCAACGGCAAGGTACGCGGAAACGTGTACTTGGTTGGAGGCATAGATGGATCGGCTGGGGAATCACTCCAGATAACCCTCACAGGAGCCGCCGCAGGCCGTTTTAAGGACTTTGCGGACCCCGACAATACCAAGGGCGCAACCTTCCTCTGGTTATGGTCCAAAGTCAAAGGAATCACCTTTTCCGAGGCCATTAATCAAGCTAAGGAGTTCTTGGGTATCAAGGACGAGGACTTCGGGGTCAGGAAGCACAAGGAACGGATCTTCTCCAAGCCAGAAAAGGGAGGTGTACGCCTAGCCGAACCTAATAGCGAGGTAATGGACTATTTGGTGATTACCCGTCAAATAGACCCCATCGTCATCGCCAATGCCAAGATAGCTGAAACCGATGACGGCAAGGCCATCGTATTCCCCTTCATTGAGACTGATCCCGAGACTGGAAAGGAATCTGCCGTTCATCGGAAGTACCTATCCTTGGAACGGCCAAATGGCAAAAAGGACTCTTGGACCACCAAAGGCACCAAGCGATGCCTATTCGGAAAGAATCTGATCGGAGGAGCCGTTTCTGATTTGGTTATCTGCGAAGGCGAGATTGATGCCCTTTCTTGGAACTCCGTGGGCATTCCCGCCGTGTCTATTCCCAATGGGGTATCCGACTTCGATTGGGTGGATCTGGACTGGGAGTGGCTTGATCGCTTCGAGAAGATCTATGTCAGCACCGACATGGATGAACCCGGAATCGCCTGCTCAAAAGAGATTTGCAAAAGACTAGGGCTTCATCGGTGCTACATCGTAACTCTGCCAAAGAAGGATGCCAATGACTGCCTTCTTGACGGGATGAAGAAGGAGGACTTCGAGAAGTGCCTCCATACCGCCAAGGCCATAGAACTGGACGAGATCAAGAAGCCCAACGAGTACACCTCCGAGGTTATGGAGTACTACACGACCGACTGGAGCAAGCGCGGTTGGTCAACCCCTTGGTTTCCGGCCCTTCCTTGGAGGGTCCGCAAAGCCGAGTTCACGGTATTGTCGGGGTTCTCTGGAAGCGGCAAAACCGTAGCTCTTAACCAGCTCATGCTCCACCTAGTCCAGCAGGGCTGCAAGGTCATGGACGCATCATTGGAGATAAAGCCAGGAATGACCCTTTACAACATGACCCGTTGCGCCCTAGCCAAGCGGGAAAGCTCCAAACAAGAGATAGAGTCCTGCATTGAATGGCTAAACGACTCCGTATTCTTCCTAGATTGCATTGGAACGGTCTCCGTGGATCGCCTGATGCATTCCATGGAATACGCCCGCAAACGCCATGGAATCGACATCTTTGTCATCGACTCCCTCTTCAAGTGCGGATTAGACCCTACCGACTTCGGTGCCCAGCGAACCTTTGCTGACAAGCTCACCAGCTTCTGCAATAATACCGGAGCCCATGTAATTCTAGTCGCTCATTCCCGTAAAACCATGAACGGCAACGAGCACGCCATCCCCAGCAAGTCAGATGTAGCCGGATCCTCCGATCTGACCAATGCCGCATTCAATGTTATTGTATGGTGGCGTAACAAGATGAAGAAGCGTAAGTTAGATGAGGCTCGTCAATCCATTCCGCCAAATAACGAGCAAATAGCCGAATGGCTTGATGCCCCAGACGGTAAGGCTGTCCTTGATAAGCAACGGTTTGGGGATGGGGATGAGGCCGAAGTTGCGGTATGGTTTAATGGCGATTCCTGCCAGTTCCACACCACAAACAATAGGAAAACGCCCTATTTTGCGCTAAAATAAGCGATTTTGATACGATTTATGACGATTTAGCTTGATTTTGATCTAATTATGTGGGGATAGTCGGTCAGAAAATCCATGGCCGACTATACTCCTTCCCCTAATAACGTGTTAAACGACGATGTCGGAAACACGCCAATCGTAAGCCCAGAGCTTACGGTTGAGAACAGGACAATCAGCAATGCGGCCCAAGCATACTCGGTATGCGACACATTGGTTTCTGATTGGAAGAAGGGCATCCTAAATGCTGCGAGAATAACATCCAAGCTCAATGGAGAACGCCCCTACAACCAAAAGAAGCTCAAGGACTCCGGAAAGGATTGGAAGACTAACATCTCCACAGGATTCCTTGCCTCGGAGTGCGGCAAAGTCATCCCGCGCTTCTACATGCCGATTAAGACGGCAAAGTATCTTACTGCTTCGGAACTGCCTCCCGGTTGGCCAAACGGCGTCGAAAAAACCCAGCATTTCCGCCAAACCATCACGGATGCCGTAAGGAATTGGCCTAAGTTCAACTTTTATGTTCGTGGGCTTTCCCGCGAAGTTGCCGTCTTTGGATTCGGTTTCAATGTGTTCTTTGACGAATACGAGTGGCGCCCCACCCTGATGCGGATGGACAAGGGTTTTGTTCCTCAGGGAACAGAGGTCATGGAAGAACCCCAATTCTTCATGGCCAAGTACGATTACAAGCCATCCGAGCTTCTTAGCCTTCTTCGTTCCTCGGTCGAAGCTGGCCGTACGGAATGGAACGTGGACAATGTGGTAGCCGCCATCAATGCGGCCTATCCGCCTCCGGTTGATTCAACCTATCCAGAAGCCCGTTCCTACGAGGAGCTTATCCGTCAGGCTACTTGGGGCTACAGCTACACAAAAGGTGCCAAGATGATCCGCACCTACCATCTCTTTGCCAAGGAGACAACTGGTCGCGTATCCCACTATGTTCTTCTTTCCAACCAAAGTGCCGTGGCTCCCACTTCTGTCGGTTCTCCTGTGGACGACTCGAAGATGCTTTACCAGAGCCTTGATCAGTTTGAATCCATGGACGATGTGGTCAACACCATGGTTTTCGATTATGGTGATGGCACCGTCCACGGTGCTTGGGGCGTAGGCCAGATCCTGTACGATCTTGCCGTTCAGGTCGAAAAGATTCG